TAAGAAACTTACATCATCTGCTTTACCAGTTGCTAGTTTGGGGTCATCCAGCGCCGCTGGATATTTGTGTAAACCTTCCTTGCGAAAAGTTACCCAAATCATTTTGTGAGAGTTTTGGATTGCAGTATCAATCTTCTCTCGTTCCATTTGTACAATAGTCATGCTATCCTCATTCTGAGTCTTTTTGGAATTTGTTTGCTGTGAACTTACTTCTGTCAAACTTGCGATATGCATCGCCGAAGTACTCGTCGTCGTGGGTGAAGTATTGTCGTTGGCGTAGGTTGTGTAATTCATGTGTCCATACTCCGATACTTTCCTTATCCTCAAGCACTATACATGTATTATAGTTTAAATTATCAGTGTTTGCAAGTGGTAATTTTACCAAAAGTATGAAACGTGAATATTTAACTAAAGTAGATTTTTGGACAATTTCCCAATGCGAAGGATAAATTTCCAACGTACACCAGTAATTTGCATCTAAGAAAAATCTAATAGTTGATTCCCATCTCAATATTTCTTCTTTACTGACTTCGTTAGCAGATACAGGACCAAAACACAGGTGTCTACAATGTTCAGGTCTGACAGCATTAATAAGTTTAAATGGATATGGTTTAGTAAACTTTACTGTTTGCATTCCATTTGCAGGTGTTTTTCGATGTTCTCTGCCGAAGATAAAATCTGCATTTTCTTTGGTTATTTTATCCATCTAATTCGCCTATTTGCTTTCGAATCTTAGTCATTTGATCTTTGAGTTGTAGTTTTTTGACTTTGAGAGCTCCAATTCTATTTGCATCAACTGTTGCTTCGTTTTGTATTCTGTCTACTTCGTTGTTTAACAAGGAGTGTGTTCTTTCTAAACTTTCTAATCTAACTTTAAGTTTTGTCTTGCTAGCAGTCATTTATTCCTCCTCTGTGAACAATGCGTTAAACATTGTGTTTGCGTTTTTAGCTTTCTTGCCAGTGAAACCGCGAGTTCCTTGAATATCCATCCAATACTTGTCGTATTTGTTAATTAACTTCATACTTGCGTCTTTGCTTGGTGCCGCAAAGATATCATCAACAATATCTTTGAAGTATGCATAGTCACCTCTTTGGTTCCACATCATTGCTGGATGTTCACCAGCATCATAACGCCTGTTTGCTTCTTGCACCGCTGTCAAGTGCATCCATACATTATGATTCATTAGTAGACAATAGCTAAAACTATCCCATGACGTTTTGCCTTCTTTGCCTACTCTGTTAGTATCACCTGGACCGTAAACACAGATATCTCCAAGTTTTAGATCCTTACTGATAGGAGAATCTTCCCAATTATTATATGCGCCTTCTTGGATAACAGCATCATGAACTAGGCGTGTATCATGTGCTAGATTCTTGTTGTCAACAAATGAGCCCATTCTGTAACTCCATTTGCCGTTGTGTGGAAAGACATTCTCAAAGTAAACCTGCCCGTTAGCAGTGCCAAGAAACGGACTAGCACAGTCAAAGCTGATTTGGAAGTTTTCGTTATAGTGTCGTTGCACTGCACGTTGGATGGCTGATAACAGTACCGCCCATTCAAGTTTACTAGTACCCAGGAAGTGCATCCAATCGTGTATGCCTGGAAGTAGTAGTCCGTCATAGTGTAATGCGACAATACGTTTTAGAATCAAATGTACATCACACATATTCTGACCACCCATACCCCAACCATCAAGATGGTTGTCAGGGTACTTGTTTGGATCACAATAGTCTTTCATTTCTTGGTACCAATTCTCGGCACTTGTATGGTTATCGCCTTGCAATACATTTAAAAACTTTGCACCACCGTTGTTTTTACCTTTGCGGTGTGTCATAAAGTATTCGTTGTTAAATTTTGTAGCCGCAACTGCTTCGTCAAGTGTAGTAATTTGACAGGCTTTGCTTGCCTTTTTATCATGTATTACCCATGATGGAATATCTAATCCCATACCATAGTCCATGAGACTATCTAGCCATGTAAGTACCTGCTCTCGTTTTTTCTGTGCTTTCTCACAGCCAGAATTGGCCTTCCAATCTCCTTCCCATAGTCCTTTTGCAATCTGGAAACCTCCTGAGTCTCCAAGTACCCAACTGCTTCCGTCTCTTGGACGTTTACGAAATAGTTCTTCTCTATCGTCTTTTTTATTAAGATCTAGATTAGCATGTCCTGCACTATACAAACACCATTTGTAGTAGAACAAAGGATTATTAGGATCTAAAAAGTTAATGCTTTCTACGTCATTGGTAAGGTGTGCAGGAATACGTGTGGGATCAATGTATGGATAACGCATCCGCTGATATCCAATAAAACTGGAATAAAAGCTAGATGTAGCAGGCAAAAACATTGCATAGTCTTTGCGCTGTTTGTTTGTTAGGTTATCCATTACTTAAAACTCACTTTCTTTATTAACTCATAATCTGGTTTCAAATACTGTCTTAGTTTGAAATCATACTCTTCATTAGTATCTATTAACCGTCTAATAGTGTTTTGTAATTTTACTGTTTGAATCATACGCGGAGCATCAGAATTGTACTCAGTAGAGTTTAGTCTATGCAATGTAAGTTCTGGTAACTCAAATTCTCGCATCACTGTGTTGAGTTTGTCTACCAGTTGTTCATCTTCCATATGAAAGAATTGGCAGTTTGAAAACGGAATGTCTTCAATGAAACTGCATTGCAAATCAGTGTGATCGTCAAACACCAAACGATCAAAAATCATGCTAACAGCTAGGTCATTAGCATATAGTTTGCCAATGCCTAAATCCATAGGATCGTCTGCTAAAGGCACTACAATATTTCTGTGATACATCAACAAGTATTCTACAATACCACTGATCCAACGTTCCTTAGGTTCACGCCATACAACTAGATATGTTAGATTATATCCACGTTCTTCTTTATGCATAGGCAATGCATCTTGTTCTAACTCTGTACGGCTAAACACCTCCCAGCGTTTGGTTTTGCTCAATGCATTTTTAATGCTGGTACTAGCAACTTTTGGAATGTTAACATAGATCAATTTTCTGCTAGGCATTGCTGCCATAACTTCAGTCATTGAATGATCTTTGGCATTCCATTTTGTAGAAAGATCAGATGCTACACTGTTAGAATAAAATGTAAAAGGAACAGATCCAACAGATTCGTTTTCTATAGGCATACTATTTTGTTTGTGCTGGCAAGATATAGTTGTAGTCGATAAGTCCGCTGTCTACAGTAATCATACCTGCACCGTCGTCACTGATCTTAAATGTCTTGTCACCTGGCAAACTCAAGATTGCATTAACATATGCAACAGGATAACTCCATGAATTTTTAAGTGTACCGCTTACGCCTTGCTCAAACACAAACTCACCACTGTGACTGCTGGGATCACCAAAGTAAATCTTGAGCTTGCTGTCGTCAACACGCACACTAAATGTAGTTTCATCTGGATGTGCTTGACTCATAAACTTTAGACGCTGAATACTTGTAACTGTAGGAACAATATCAACATTCCAATTAACATTCGCAAACTTAAAGTTCTTAACAATAGTGTTAACAACATTTTCGCCCATAAAGCGATAATCGTTGTGGAAGTCGCCTTCTTTGTTTTCTAAATGCAAACTAGTAGCAACACCGTTGTCTTGTTGTACACTAATCTTAGCATCTTCTTTGTAAACAGGAAGATTAAGCAGAGTGTTAAGTCTGCCCAAGTTAGGCATACCAAATGTGCCCATAAAGTCTGCAACTACGTTCTTAAAGTGCGCTTCAATAACCACGCTAGATTTATCTTCACTGATACTATTCAATTTCATTGAATCTTTGGTGCCAGTAATTTTAGCAATATCAATTCCGCCCAAGCCGTAGGTGTGTTGGACAATGTCTAATAGATAGTCTTTCATTCGTAGATCCTTTGTTCTAGATTATAAAGTAAATGTAACATAAATTATTTAGGCTGTCAAACTTTTTGGAGAATTTTTTATAGTTTTAATCTCCGCCAATGCTTGGTGTGCTTTGATAGTTTTTAGTTCGCCTGGCTTCCTAATTTCAAGCCAACTTAGTGTGGTATAGTCAAAGTCAGCAACTACATCAAATCCTAAACTAGAGACCAACGGAATCAACAGACTCTTAGGCATGTAACTCATGAAGTAGTTTTCAGCATAAGCCGCTGCCTGTCCTAGATCGGCGTTGTTATAGGTAAACATCATAACTCCGCCTGGGCGCAACAATTTAAAGATTTCAGTTAAGTAGTCTTTGAATCCTTGGATACTGCGATAGTTAAAGTAGTTGAAGCTGAATACGAAACCAAACTGTTCTTGTGGTAACATACTAAAATCAATTTGTACTGTGTTGGTTGAGTTCACCGCAAAATCATGTATTAGATAAGAACGAATACGGTTTCTGTATTGTTCGTCAAATTGATTTATGGTGTTGTCTAAGAACTCTTGATAGTTGTCGGTGATGTATAGTGGATCGCCTGCTACAAGGTGTTTGGTCATTTCACCATCTCTGCACCCAAACTCAAGCACAGGATATCTCCAATCCACATAGCGTCCAATACGACTCAGGAAAGGTTCAACTGCTTCTTTAGGCACATATAGTTGACGAACTTCTCTAATGCTTTGTGCTGTATCATAAGCAAGTTCTAGATCATAGTTCTGTGCATAGAACTTTTTGCTTAGTACACCAATGTCTTCATCAATGTTATGATTGGTATGTGCTAGTGTTTCTTGTATGCGTTCAAGTTCATCTGCTATACCCATTAAACGATTTACAGTATCCTGTAGATATTGGTTATAGTTGTCATCAACTGCGTTGCTGTGGTTAGCAGTAAGTGTATTACAAAGATCCTGGATATTGCCTTGAATGCCACGAACATGGAAGTCCTTGTTGAGACGATTCTTGAAATTAACTAGATCACTTAGTTTCATAACAGATCCTTGATGAATTAACTGCTAGTATTTAATCTTCCCATTCGAACAGGTTGCTAATAGTTGTTTTGATATTAGTCTCTTCTGCAATGTTCCACTCCAGTCCACCTAGCAAGTTTTCTACTTTCTGATCCACAATAGTAGATTCCATATTGCTGTCATCAAACGGAAGTTCTTTGTACCAATTTGGAATATGACTTTCGTCTGTGGGATATGCTACACTAGTATACCCTAACGGATTTGGTTTGAGCTTACACACAATAACTTTCATGCCATCCATAATCTCTTGCGAGTATTTGTCACTGTGCATCTTTTTGAGATTGTTCCAGTTCATTGCCGCACGTACATGTCCAGGCATGTTGGCTTTACCTTCACGCTTTTCTTTGGCGGTGTACATGGTCAAGTTGTTAACACGCTTGGGTGTACCTTTCTCCCATGCAGGACGTTCAGCAAACAGAATCTTAAAATCACGCACTGCTTTGATAACGTGATCTTTTGCTTCGTCCTGAGTTAATGTAGTAAGTAGAATCTCACTGAGAAAGTCCTGTACTACTTTGGGCGTGTCACTGCGCTTGAGGTCAAGTCCCATAGCCTTCACTTTACCAACACTACCATGAGTGTCCAGTCGTGTGCCTTCCATGTCGTAGATCAATACAGCATAGCGTTTCTTCTTAATAAACAAACCCTTGCTGGCTACAAGTTCACGACCTGCTCTGATGATCTCGCCCATCTCTCGCGGACAATGACACGCCCTTTCCATAAAAGCAGGGAATGAATCGTTGACTTGGTCCGCTATGGTGTCGTAGAGTTGGACACAAATATCACGATTCCATTCCATGCTACCAGACTCTACTTCTTGCTTTAGCATGGGCCATGCACTAAAGTAAACGGAGTCTGTGTCTCCGTAGATGATTGATTCACCTACGTGGTCATACTTACCAGTGATACATTCATTAACGAATGCATCCATGTGTTTTGCAATCACACGCCCGGTAAGTGTAGTACTTTGACCAATACGATGGTCAAAGAAACGACAGTGGGGATTAAGAATAGCGCCATATAAACTATTCAAGTTAATCTTCTTAACCAGCTGTCGCTTGTCCCAGAACGCTCGTTCTTCTTTGTCAGTACATTCACGCATTTTAGCCTGTAGCTCTTTACGTTCTGCATACCAACGTTCCAACAAGCCTGGAATAATACCTTTAAAGTCGTAACGGAAGATGGTTCCGTTTGCACTCAATGTCCAAGGTTGATTGCTATCAAAGATCAATCGCCATACGTTAGCCGCAGACGTTGTGTCCTCTGTACCATCTTCCCAATCAATAGTAAGCTCTACACTTGGATCCATGTCCATCACAGCATTGTATTCAAGTGTGCCAAACATGTTTTCCCAAGCATCCGCAAAGCTCTTGCCTTCGTTCATCCTAGTGTTAATCTTGTTGTTGGTCATCGTTGGGCGTATCTGACCAACCACAGTTTCTGGACCCATGTTTAGCGCACGAATGCAACTAGGGTATAGACTGTTTAAGTCAATAGCACCAATGTATTCGTGTGTGCCTCGTTTAGGATACGCAACATACGCACCTGCGGCTTGTGTTTCTACACCGTCTTGTTTTCTACTGCGACTGGGCACAACCATGCCACGTTCGTGTGCTTCGTTGATGATTGCTTGTTCTGTAACAGCAACCGCACCCATTGTGGTTGGCAGTAGCACAGTATTGTCGTGTGCAAGTTCGTTGGCTAGATCAAGAAAGCGTAGCTTCTTGTCCATCTTAACCAACAGCATAACGTCTTGTCTGTTGTAGTCAATAAATGTTTCAAAGTCTCTGTTGTAGAGTTGATCCAGTGTGCCTTCGTATGCAACCTTACGTTCGTCAAGTTCATACTCGCCAATAGCATCCAAGCTATAGCTGTGACGTTCTTCATAGGTATACTTGCGATAGAGTTGCATATAGTCCATATGCACACGACCAATTAGATCAAATGTAATGTTCTCAGCACCAAAACGTTCAAATGTACGCTTCTTGGGATATTGACCCCACAAGCAAAACTTGCGTGTATCATCTTTGCTGAGTACACGGTTGGTACGCATAACAAGATAGGGAATATCATAACCTTCTGAGTTCCATCCACTCAGCACGTCTGCGTCTTCGATTAAATCCAAGAACGCTGAGATAAGGTCTTCTTCTCTATCAAACATATAGGTGTTGTCAAAGTTTTTGCATAGATCCTGTGCAGTTTCCATGCTCATACTCTTGGGAGGAATAGCCAGTGTGATTAGCTGTTCCATCCAATCAAGATAAAGTGTGATTGAAGTTACTTTGTTAAATGGATCATCAGGTGAACTATATCCTCGGTCTGGATCAAAGTCCACCTCAATATCAAAAAAGCATGTCTGTAACTTGGGCGATTCTTTGCCCAAGTAGTTTTCTGCTAGACAACGCAGTACAGGATTGATGTCACTTTCATGCAGTTGTTTGCCTGAGTTGATCTTTAGTTCTTTGTGGAACTCTTTGCTGTTGCGTGTAGCAAAACGTGTGCAAGGTGTACCATAGATAGTCTTGTACTTGCCTCGCGGATCATCATAGTAAAACACATAGCTGGCAGGATAGGTATGGTATTCACGTTTACCATCTACCCGTTCCACCACATGAATCTGATCACGTTCTCTATCAAACAATGCATCAATATAACTCATTATACACCAATCCAACTATATAAACTATTGTAAGACAAAAGTTAAGAACAATCAAGCTCTTTTCTTTCCAGAGTATACCCACTGCGGTCCATACTGCATTACTGAATATGAATAAAAAGTGATGCAGTAAAAGATGTGGAACGAAGCTTGCTAGTAACGACGCAAGGATCAATCCTGCGGTGCCGACCCAAGCCAGCCATTGGTATGGTTTAGCTTGCATTATAATGTTCGACCTACAGTCTCCAGAATATCATTTAGAACTTCATGCTCTTCGTTGGTATCAGCTAGTTTGCTCTTGTGAGCAATAGAGATAGCTTTCTTTAGAACGCTTGGTTTGATTTCAAACTCTTCAGCAATCGCTTTTACGGTATCATTAAGACCAGCATTGAGATCTTCAACTTCTTGCTTGACTTGAATACCTTCATTGATTAGCTGAGTGAGCTTGGCTTTTTGTTCAGCACTAAACATAGACATATTTGAACTCCTTTATATTCATCTAGTATACTTGGGTTTTGAGGTTTAGTCAACCCTCATAATTTTCCAAAAAGTAACGTATGGCTTCTGTGACACCTGTCTCCCATGGATACCAACCACAGTTAGTATGGTCATAGTAGAATGGTGAAATTTCCAATTGGCGTCGTTCTCTATCTGTAGCATTGCTGGCAATTTTAGCTTTGTGATAATAGTAGCGATCATTGCCGTCAAACTTGTGTAGATAGTCTCTTGCTTGCCATTTGGTTCCACGTTCACCTAAATGCACCTTTTCGTAGAATGTTTGGAGATTACTATAACTCCATTGTTGCATACGTTCGGTATGGAAAAACACTTCGTTTATAAATCTAGCATAAATGTCTTCTCTGAGACCACGCTTGTAGTCTTTAACCATATGCTGTAGAGGACGTTGCATTGAGAATTGATACTTGAGATTGAAATAGTGCCACCACCAATAGTCTGCAATAGTATATGCGTTTTCTAGATTGGCTTCGGCAAAGTTATCTGCAACTTTGTTAACATACCACTCGCCAAAATCTGGGTGTGCCCATTTGCTTTGTTGACGGTCATAAAAGGTTTTAATAATGTGCCTGTTTTCATTTGCTGGCAACAGATGTTGCTTGCTTTCTATTAGGTGAGCAAATGCACCAATACTAGGACCATATAAACAATCACCTGGGTCGCCATGTAGTAGCATGTGTTTTTCTAAAAACTCGTTGCTGACGTCAACTTGGTTAACTTGAATTATTTTTAATTTACCACTGATATGACGTTTGTAAAAGTCTGGGTTTTCGAGAACACAATCTGTACTCATAACAACAGTTAGTATTTCTCTATCTGCTTCGCTAAGTGTTTGTATAAATGCGGCTAATACACCCGAGCTATCAATTCCGCCACTCCACATAATGTAGATATCTCTATCCGTGTCACGAGCTTTTTGGAACAGTTCTAGCGCACGATCATTTAGTACATCTTCTAAACTATCACCGATATAGCGTAGTTTTGGAAACGGCCATAGATCTTTTCTATTAGGAGTGTTCCAAGGTGTAGTAAACTTTCCAAATCTTGGACGAATATCTTTAACACCAATGTTTAGTCTTGTATAGCGTTGCCAGTGTTTACCATATGGATTCTCACATTCAACTAATTCAATTAGTTGATTGTCAACCATGTCTGCACGGTTTTTGATTTCATCAATGTGTTCTTCAACTGTTCGCATTGAGCCACTCCACAATCTTTGGTGTGATCCAACGCTGTGGATGCACTTTCACTGGTATTTCTTTAAAACCTTCTGTAATTGCTTTTTTGATCTCTGGCAATGGCTGTTCAATGTTTACATTGTAGATCATATCAAATACTAAACCTTTGTATTCACGTAAGTACTTCATCATACTAAAGTTAAAATCTATTTCAAATTGAACCATATCTTGTATAGCTTTGTCGTTGGGCATAATTAGTTTGCAGAACTCACTGAGTTGTTCTAACGAAACTTTTTGAGTGCGGCTACGTGTGCGTGACACATCTGCAAAGAATCCAAACTCTTTGTTAAACTCTCGTATGAAATCTCTATAAAATTCAGCAAGGTTGCAAAAACGTTCGTGTTCTTCGTTGTCTCCTGGACTGCTAACAATTTTTAAGTTATCGTCGCTTTTAGGGTGTATGTCAGTACTGAGCTGTATTCTATTAGCATCTGCAAATCCTAGTTTTTTATATCTGCCTTTGCCTAATAGACCATCTCTATAATTTTTAACGTCACTGATACGAACAGCATAGAAAAGTATACGATGACTAAACAAGAACTGTATCTGTTTTAGTAGCTCATAGCTACGGTCTGTGATTATGAACTTGTTTGCTCTAACGTTGTATAGTGCGTATAGCTCAGCCATTGTATCTTTCCAACAATTTCATTGCAATTTCTTCTACAGCGGTTTCAGACCAGTAATGCCCTTTCCAAGATTGGTCATAGTAAAATGGTAAGTCTGTTGTAAGTCTAGCATTTACATCTGCTGGTGCACCTGCTGTTTTAATTTTTGTTGCATAGTAAACTTCGTTGCGATCTAATTCAAATATGTAGTCTCGAGCATAGTGTTTGTGTGTACTACGATCTGTAGTTATTAAGTTATCTAAATTTGTATAACTCCACATCTGCCAGTCTGCTGTATTAAAGTATGTATTCCTAGCAAAGTCTGCTATTTGTTCTTTTGTAAACTCGGTTGTGTGATCTCTACGACTAAAGAAAAATGGACGCTGACAACTGAATTCCCATTTAAAATTATAATAAGTCCACCACCACCAATCTGCAATGGTTGTAACATTTTCAGGTGCAACTTCCTCTAAGTTTTCGCTCACACGGTCTACAAACCATTCACCAAATCCTTCTGCGTAATGAGGATTGCTAGTATGCATTTGGCAACTTTGTCTAAGGTCTATGATATGGTTCTTCCAAGGTTGTTTATGTTTACCATCTGCTATAAAATGTGCATAAGCCGGAACACTAGGTCCTTGCAAACAATCACCCGGATCGCCGTGTATAACAATATATTTGTTTAGCAGTTCTGGAGTTAGATCAAATGCCTGGTAGTCCATGCACTCAAGTTTATTACTGATATGATTAAGGTAAAAGTTTGTATTTTCAAGTATACTAGTAAAATTACAACATACAACTATTAGTTCACGATCTTCTGGCAACATGTTTTTAATAAAACTACTTAATACAAACGTAGAATCAATTCCACCACTCCAAAGCACTAACAGTTGTCTTTGTGTGCGTTTTGCTTCCTCAATTAATTCCAATGCTCTACTATTAGCTATATCATCAAATGTGTCAGGAGTAAAAGCAAATGCCGGAGGAGCAAACTCGTTAGAAGTTTTACTAGACCATGGGTTATCAAACGTGCCTTGTCGAGCTCTCCAATCAGCTACTCCAATGATAGTTCTAATTAATGAATACCATTTTTGCGCTCTACCGCCAAGTAATTGTACTTTTGAATTTGGGATCACATTCATTTGTATGAATCTTGAAGATGCAAGTTCTTCTGTTATCAACCTATCAAAGTATTCTTCTGC